GTCCTGACCTGCAAGATCACCCAAAAATCAAGATCATTTCTGATGATCAACTACCGGTCACCAGTCGCGGTCGGTGTCGATCCGCTCGGTTTGCTGGTGGGGCGACCGTGTCGCCCCATCCTTGCGACTACGGTTGCACCGAGCGATGAGCAGGCGATCAGCTCGCCGGCCGCCTCGGCTGCGCGGCGTGGTGTGGTCTGCCTCGAGGGGCCGGCCGTCTACGTTGCGCGCCGGGTTCCGGTACATCGGCAGACCCCGACCAGCCTGACGACACGGGCAGCCTGACCCGCAGTCGTTCAGCTGCAGGCAGGGGCAGGGGGTGCCGTCGACGTGGAGGTACAGCAGCGCGTCACGGATCTGCCGGTGCTCATGGCCGAGGCCTCGTGCCGTCGAGCTGAGCTGGGGATTGCGACGGGATCTGGACATGCGTCACCGCCGCAGGAGTGAAGCTACCCCATTCGCCCCGATGGCGCGAGCAACACGCCCCACGTGGCGCGTCACGGTGCCCAGCCCATCAGTAGCAGCCAGAGCACGTCGTCGTCGGTGAGGTGTTCCAGCCCCTGGCGTCGCCCGTTGATCCAGCGCCGGGCGCGCTGCACCGCCCAGGATGTCTGCATGGCCGAACGGCTCACGGTGCCGCAGGGCGTCTGGACCGGCAGCAGTACACCGTGGACCACGGCCGGTAGGGAGCGCCCGCGATTGTGCTCGAGGTCGACGGGCTCAGCCAGCAGTTCGTCAATCACGCTCACGGTTGGCGCTCGTGGTCTCTGGCGCGCATCAGCATCAGGTCGACCTCGACGTGGGTGCAGTCCACGCAGTGCGGCGCCCCGGCCTTGGTGGCGCTGTTCAGCGGGCGGATGATCGCGAAGAACACCACCTGACCGGCGCCGGTCTGCGGGGCCGCGACCAGGGCGACGGCGTCCTCGCCGCAGCCGCGGATGCACTTCGTCACCGGGGTTCGCCAGCTGGTGGCCGCCAGCGCATCGCGTCACCCGACACCGACCGGTCCTGATGGGCGCCGGCGAGCATCTCGGCGACATGCTGCAGCTGCTCGACCTGCTCCGGGGTGGCGTTGACCGCCGCGTGGGCCTTCTCGTAGAGGTCGTCGAAGCTCACGCGCCTTCCGCCTTCGGCACGGTCTGGCCCCACTCACGCGCCGGCCCGAACTCGGCCTCGTTCTCGGCGATCCACTGGGTGAGCTCGTCGACGTCGTCGCGCCAGTCCGCTCCGCACGCCCGGCACAGCAGGTGCTGCAGCTGGCCGTCGCGGAACTGGGCGATGAGGGCTGGGGCGCGGCGGTGTTCGCCGTCCTTCTCGGTGGTGACCCAGAGGGCGAGGCAGCAGGGGCAGGGGGTGCCGCGGCACTCATCGGTGCGCACGGCCTCGGGTTCGAGCTTGAGGGCTTCTTCGACGCGGGCGACCCAGAAGCGGTAGCGGCGCACCCAGGAGCCGACGACGACCTGGTCGCCCGAGCCGGCCACGAGGGTGGCCAGCTGGCGGAGATCGGACTTGGTGTCGTGCCGGAAGCGGAGGGCGTCGACGTTGACCTGAACGCGGGCCTGGGCGCCGAGCTGGTCGAGGCCGATGAGGATGTCCCGCTCGATCTCGAACATCAGCGCGGCGAGGGCGAGGTCCATGGGGGAGCGGGAGCCGGTCGCCGACTTGCCGTGGCCGCCACCCGAGTTGGTGGAGGCGATGGCCTCCACCATCTGCGTCCACAGGCTGGGGACCGGGACGTGTTCGATGGTCGACTTGCGCTGGCCGGGGAACCGGCGGTGCAGCTTCTCCTTGCGGTCGAGGGTGAGGCGGTCCACCCACTTCCACAGGTCGCCGGTGTTGACCGGGGGGCGCATCGGTTCGGGTCGGCGAGTGACCATCGCGGGCGGGGCCTCCTGGGGACGGGCGGGAAGGACAGCGGTCACGAGACGCGGGCTCCTGTCTGCTCGGCGGACGAGCGGGGCGCGGGGATCGGGGTGCGGGCCGCCTCGAGGGCGGCGGCGATGGAGTCGACGCGGCGCCAGTCGTGCAGGGTCAACCGCATCAGCGGCAGGTGCAGGGGGTTCCACTCGAGGAGGTCGAGCACCTCGAGCTGGGCGGCCGAGGGGTGGCGGGCCTCGGTGATGTCGTCGTGCGCCTCGCACCGGTAGAAGTCGCCGGCCGTGCCGGCCGAGCCGCAGCGGGGGATCATCGCCTGTCTCCCGAGGTGTGGTTCATGCTCGGCTCCAGGTCTCGTCGCAGCGGACGCACATGTAGACGTCCCGACCGTGGGTGTCGAAGTCCCAGAGCGTCCGGACCCACCAGCGGTGAACGAGGAAGCACCAGAGCCGCCGACAGCTCATCACCGGTCTTCCCGTCAGGCGCCCGAAGTCGCCCCTCTGGGCGCTCACGACGCCGGCCCGGTCGGGACGTAGGCGAGCTTGGTGCCCTGGACGCCGGGCACCTCGCCGAGCTGGTCGCCTCGTCCGTAGCGGGTCGCGCAGGCGGCGCACTCACGGATGCGCCAGGGCCTCGTCGCGCCGTCCATGGCGTCCTCGCCGGGGAAGGCGACGTGTTCCAGGTACACCTCGCCGGGCTCGATCGGCGGGCAGTAGCCACCACACGCGACCTGCCGCTTCCGGGCGACGCGACGTCGGGTGAGGCTCACCAGCCGACCTCCGTGACGAGGAACGCACCGGGCGTGTCCGAGGGAACCCAGCGCAGGTACCACTCGCCGTCTGCGAAGTCGCGGCACTCGCAGTCGTGCTCGGGCTTGATCTCGTCGCCGGGCTCGATGACCGGCGGGCGCGTGTCGTCCTTCGCGTCCACGTCCGCGCACCAGGCCAGGTAGGTACGTACCAGCGGGCAGTCGGCGGCGTGCCCAGGCACCGCCCACAGCTTGCGGACGACCAGCGCGTCGAAGTCGGCGAAGCGGTCGTCTGCCAGGTTGTCCAGACCGACGTCCTTGCGGGCGCACCGGTTGGCCGCGGCGATCGCACGACGTGCCCCCGGGTGGCCCATGACCATGACGTCGCCGTCCTCGCCGACGTAGGTGACCCGGTGGCCGTAGTGCTCGGGCAGGCTGCGGGCGAGCGCCTGCTCGAACCGCTCGAAGTGGCCCCTCTGGGCGTCGTCGCTCATCGGATCTCCGTCCGCATCGTGTCGATCTCGGTGGTCTTGCTGCCGTCGTCGCCGAACCAGGTGCGGTCCGGCCCGTAGACCACGGGCACCGAGGACGGGTCGACCTCGAAGGCCGAGACGATCCAGCCGCGGCGGCGGGCGTAGGCCGGCTGGTCGTGGGCCAGGCGGTGGCACGGCGTGCAGGTGTCGAGCAGGTTGCCGAGGCCGTGGCCGCCGTCGCGGCGGCGCTTGCGGTGGTGCTGGGCGACGGCGGTGGTGGTGCACTCGAGGGAGCGGATCTCGCAGAAGCCGCCGGAGCGTTCGCGGACGCGGCGTCGGGTGGCCGGCGGGATCGGGTTGCCGCCGGCCAGTCGCTCGGCGAGGGGCCGGGTGCGGGTCAGGCCCGACTCGCGGCGGTGGAGCTCGCCGCGTCGCAGCTCGGTGGTGCGGCGGGCCATCGGTGTGCGCTTCACGACGAGATCCGGGTTCTGCGCGCGCCCGCGTCAACTACCGCAGCGTGCATGCTCTGGTGAGTTGTTTCTTCGTTAGTCCGTACGTCCGTACGTACGTGCACAAGCCGAGTGCACATGCGACCCGCACATGCGTCGGGCATTGCTCGGCCGCTCATGCGAGTCGCACCTGCCGACCGCTGTTGCCCGAAGCAGGCGGAGTGGCATCGCCGTTCTTCTTCGCCCACCGGGCCGCCGCCGCGGCCTTCGCGCGGGCGCTGCGCTGCTGGGTCTCCTCGTTCGACTCCTGCTTCTCCGCCCAACCGTTGACCGTCCAGCCGCCCGGCACGTCCTGCAGCAGCCCGACCTCGACCAGGCGCTCGGCGTCGACGACGCGGCCGTTCAGCCGGGAGATGGCCTCACGGGGGATGAACCCGTCGGTGCCGTGCTTTCCGGCGTAGGCGAGCCCACAGCAGTACACGAACGCGGCCCGGTGTCCTTCCTTCAGCTCGAGGAGGGCCAGGATCTTGGGGTGATCCGGCAGCGACGTGTCGAAGCGGATCCACGGCAGGCTCATGCGGTTTGTTTCCTTTGCTGGTATCGGGCCCTCGAGTACGCGCGGTGCCGTTCGGCTCGTTCGAATGGGTCCTGCTGCTTCTTCGGCATGACGTGGCCGGCCTGGACGGCTGCGGCGCGGATGCCGGCGCTCCTGCGGAGCGCTCGCCGCTGCCGGGCCGTGGTGGCTCCCCAGATGCCGATGACCGCGTGCTCCATCGCGTAGGCCAGGCACGGCTCGACGAATGGGCAGGACCGGCACTGGTCGATCACGTCCTCGGGAGCGGCGGCGCTGTGCGGGAAGAACCGCTCGGGGTCGCCGCGGCGGCAGGGGGCCCGGTCGTCGACGCGCGGGTACGGGGCGCTCATGCCGCCACGTCCGCTCTGCGCAGCTGGTCGAGCGCGTCGGTGCACCAGGCCTCGACAGCGGACACCAGCGGCATGGGGACGACGACGCGGGCAGGCTCGACCGGGCGGGACATGCCGGTGAACCCGCAGCTCTCGCACCAGTCGCCGAGACAGTCGGGGCAGAGGACGGCCGAGGTGACCTCGAGGTAGGGCACGCCGTTGGGGAACAGACCGGAGGTGGGTGCCGCATGGTGCCCGAGCCGCGCCGAGGGCGAGGGCTCCGGGGGTGGGGTGGACGGGCGACGTCCTGGCCCGCCGACGAGCGAGCACCAGCCGTAGTGGGCCAGCTCTCGGCCGGCGCAGATCCGACACTTCATGCTGCCTCCCGCTGCCGTGACCGGTCGGCGTGGCCGACCAGCCAGTCCTTGAAGGTGAGGCGGCGCTCGACGGCGTCGTGGGCGCCGTCGTCGCCGAAGTAGGACGCGAGCTCGCGGGGGTAGCCGTGGGTGGCCGCCTCGGCGCGCAACTGCTGGGCGTGCTGTTCGCGGCGGAAGTCGTTGACCAGGTCGGCGTGCGCTCGCGAGCAGGGGTGCCGGCGGTTGCCCTTATCCGGGTCGATGTGGCACGGGCTCTTGCGGTCGGGGAGGCGTGTCACGGTGCTGCCACCACCCAGCCGGAGCCGGTGCACGACTTCGAGCGGTCCTTCACCAGGTGCCGGATCAGCCGGGTCGCGCCCGACGGCGCCTGCCGGGTGCTCACGATCTGCTGGCAGCGTGGGCACGGGTAGGTGCCGGGCGTCGCGGTCGTCATCGCCGCCACCCACCGGACTGCTCCTTCACCGGGTCGTCGTCGAGGTCCACGGGCGCGACAGGAGCCGGGTCGGTGCACGTGCGGGAGTGGAGCTCGTGCGCCGGCTGCCGAGGGGCGGGCTGGGTGATGCCGTCGACGGCGACCAGGCCCATGCCGACGCGCAACACCTCGACGCGGCCGCTGCGGACGGGGTCGCGGTCGATGACGACGCGCTCCCCGGTGGTCTGGTCGACGGCGAGCAGCACCGGCCGTTGGCAGCGCTCGCAGATCCAGCCGCTCACCGGGCTCGCCTCCGCCGTGCGGCGCGCAGGTCATCGCGGCGGCCCGCGGAGCCGGTCACGGTGCGGTCGGTGAGCCGCTGCCGATCCGTGGCCGCGGCGTCGGTGCGGGCCTGGTGACGGGCGTCGTCGGCGGCCGTGGCGACGACGACGTCGGGGGCGGCCTGCTCGAGGACCTCGCCGAGGATCACTGCGGTGCGCAGCGGCGGCACCGGCTCGGCGTCGGGGATGCCGAGGGCCTGCCGGTAGGTGGGCAGCGCCGCCGCCGGCACCAGCGCCGACCCGTCGAAGATCGCGGCCGACCGGATGTCGGCCAGGCGCTCACGGACGTCGGCGACCAGCTGCTGCGCGGCGTGCAGGTGCAGGTCTCCGAGCTCCACCCGGGTGGGTTGCCAGAAGCCGGCGCCGACGTTGCCCGCCAGGGCGGCCGCGCACAGGGCGCACAGACGCAGCGGCGGAGCACCCTCCCACCGGTCGAGCCGGCGCACCCTGAGCTGACACACCGGCCGGGCCTGCTCGAGGACGTGGACGACGTTGCCGCCGTGGCCGCGGAACAGGTTCAGGGCCGGCCGCTGCCGGGCACACGTAGCGGCAGGCACGGCGGCCAGCGGGTGTGCGGGCACCGCTGGCCGCCGGCGCTCCCGGGGCGCCGTCACGCCGTCACCTCGAACAGGGGCAGGTCGGCCTCAGGGAACGACCGGTTGGACCAGAGGACCTCGGTCCGGTCACCGTCGGTCTTGCTAGCGCCGTTGCGGATGCCGTTGCCGGTCCATGCCTTCATCTCGGCGCGGTGCCAGCCGGCGTACAGGCCGTCGTAGAGCGGCGAGTGGTAGCCGGAGAGGACGACGGCGGCCTTGCAGTCGAGCAGCGCGGACGCAAGGGTCTGGTGCTCGTCGTCGGTGCGCAGCTCGTGGGCGTAGTTGTTGCCCCACCCGCGCGTGCTCGCCAGGTACGGCGGGTCGGCGTAGATCAGCACGCCGGGGTGCTCGCCATACTTCTCGATCAGGGTGAGGGCGTCGCGGCACTCCAGCGAGACACCCGCGAGCCGCTCGGCGCAGGGCGCGATCCGGTCGACGTAGCTGCCGAGGTAGCCGGGCATCGACATGCCGCCGCGGGGCTTCTCGTAGAACCGCCAGCCGGTGCGCCTCAGGGTGCCGTTGCGTCCCTGGCTGAGGCAGACCCAGACCCGGCGCGCTCGTTCGAGGTCGTCCAGGCCGTCGAGGTCGTAGGCGGCCTGGTGTTCGGCGCGGGAATGTGGTGTCAGCGAGCAGACGCGGGCGAGGTCCTCTGGTCGGTCGCGAAGTACCTGCCAGAAGTTCATCAGGTCGCCGTCGAGGTCATTGACGGTCTCCATCGCTGACCGCGGCTTTTTCAGCAGGACCGCCAGTGATCCGGCGAAGGGCTCGACGTAGTGCTCGTGTGCCGGGAGTAGTTCGACGATGCGGTCGGCGAGCCGGGTCTTGCCGCCGAAGTAGGCGAACGGTGGAGTGATCGATCGGGGTTCGCTCATCCGAGCCGCCGCTCGGCCTCGCGTGCGTTGCACAGGAGCCGTTCGGCGTCCTCGGCGCAGCGCAGCAGCAGATCGACGGCGTCCGCCTGGGAGCGGCAGACGCGGTCGTTGTAGTCGGCGAGGGTGTTCGTGGGCAGCGACTGCACGACCCAGCGGATGCAGTCCGAGGCGCGCCGGCCGGCGGAGTTCTTCAGGGCGTGCGCCCGCCAGGCGCCGCCCTTGTCCTTCTGGTGGTAGCCGGTCGCCACGTAGATCGAGCCGGTCAGGTCGTGGGCGCCGGTCTCGGCGTCGTGCAGCCCCACGTTCTGGGACCAACCCGAGGCGTTCAGCACCCCGGCAGCGCCACGCAGGTCCTCGGCGATCCGGGCGCCCACCGTGCGGGCGCTCATTGCGCTGCCCTGCGGGACCGTCGCCGGTCGATAGCCTCGATCCACTGGACGCAGACGGCGGCGAGTTGGACGAGCTCGGTGCGCCCTGCGACCTCATCGCCCTCGGCGAAGGCCTCGACCGCCTCGGCGAGCTCTTCGGTGGCGATGGCCACCCACGAGCCGTTGCCCTCGGCCGCGGTGACGTCCGTGAGCAGCTTGGCTTCGACGGCATTTGGGAGGCCGTAGTAGTCGGCGACCGAGGTTGGGTCGAGCGCGCTCCCGCCGGGCAGCCCGAGGTACCTGCCGAGACCTGGGCGCAGGTCCGGGTGGTTCTGCTCGCCCCACTTCGCATCCTGGCGGGCGCGTTCGCCATGGATCTCGGCCAGGATCGACTTGACGAAGAGGTTCACCGCTGCCGCCGTCCCGTCAGGGCGAGCGGGGTCGGCACCAGCCCGGCGGCCGGCTCAGCAGCCGCGACGGCGTCCTCGCCGGACAGGTGGAGGTGCACCTGCACCGGGCCCTGCTGGTCCCGGTGCGGCGGGGGCGAGCCGACCTCGACAGCGAGCACCGACCGGCTGCGCACGTAGGCCGTGCGGCCGTCGCTGGTCTCGAACGGGAACAGGCCGGAGCCTGAGCCGATGTTCTGCACCAGAGTCAGCACCCGGTCGAACTCGGCCCGGGCGTTGGACGGTGGCATCACCGGGGACGTGTACGTCTGGTGAGGGATGCGGACCCGGACGACGTGACCGGCGGGCACCGCGGCCGGGGTGGGCGTGGCGGTCATCACCCCACCCGCCAGTCGACTGTGACCTCGTCGATCCAGCGGAACGTGATGGCGACGCCGGCGCCGAACCCGAGCACGGCGAGCAGGAGGGCTTGGGCGATTGCGCGGCCGCGGCTCACGACGACAGTCCGGCGGCGACGAGAAGGGCGTGGCACTCGGCGTCGACGATGTCCTTGTCGTAGACGCCGGCCAGGACGTCGGTGAGGTGCGCCGAGGGTGCCGGGACGGGCGGGATCTTCTCGATCGGTGTGGTCGGGTAGTCACCGCCCTCCGGCGGTCCGTCCGGAGCCGGCGGCTGGGGCATGTTGCGGCGGAACCGTGCGGGGGCGGTGCAGCAGAGGCAGGCGAGGATCACCCAGGCGGTGAAGATGCAGAAGACGGCGAACATGGGATGCTCCTGGTAGTCGGCGCCGCCCGCGTCGTGCTGTGGAGGCGTGGAGCGGGCGGCGTTCGCGTGTCTGTTGGCGGGGGTGGTGCACCCGGCCGGGCCGCACGGGGGACCGGCCCGGCCGGGGGTCTAGGCGGCCGAGGCGCGCTCGGGGATGAAGCTGGTGACGGGCACGTCGAGGTGCTCGGCTAGGGCTGTCAGCTCTTCGAGGCTGAACGGGATATGGCCGCTCAGTCGGCGCCACAGGGTGGTTCGGGACATGCCGAGGACGGGGGCGAAGCTGCTGCCGCGTAGCTTGCGCCGCGCTAGCTCGGCGCGGACCAGGGAGGCGGTTCGCTCCGTGGTGGTCTGTTCCATGGCATGGAACATAGCGCGTGTTCACGGAAGAACGTCAAGCCTTGGAGTGGTTCACCGGCGTGTCGGGCGTGTCGCGGGGTGACGGGTATGTTCACCCCAAGGATTGGGCGTTTCACATGTGGTTGTTCTGTTTCACAGGGTTGGGTATCGTGCGCCCATGAGTAACCGACCCGGGCCCCTCGCCCAGCGGATCGCTTCCGAGCTTCGCGCCGAGCTCGGCCGCCAGAATTTGTCGCGGCGCGCCCTGGCGGACACGATTGGGCAGTCCCACGTGACCGTCAGCCGGTGGATCAACGGGGACGGGCCGATGTCGTTCGACGCCCTCGACGCCATCTGCGAAGTACTCGGGGTCAGCGTCGCGGACATGCTCAACCGCGCAGACCAGGCGGTGGTGCCCCCGCCCCGCCCCCAGCGGATCCGCCGGTCCGCAAAGTCGGCCGGCACCGTCGTCGACGACGTCGATAACGAGCTTCGGTCAGGTCGGGATACTCACCAGTTTGCAGCAGCGGCATGACACGGCCCGCGCGTTTGACCAGCGCCGATACTGCTGCTGGTGGGATGGTTCTTCCGCCCGTCGGACCGGATGGTGCCGACCGCGAGCACGCCGACAGCTGGCATGACGTCCGCATACCGCAGGCCTTCCACGTCGGCTACGGCGACGACCGGCACGCCCGGCCGGTCGGCTACTCCCAGGGCCGCCTGCCCGCCGGCGCCGGCACCCGCAACGTCCCCGGTCCGTGCAACCCAACCGGCCAGTGGGGGGACAACCGGCATCTGTTCGACGCGCTGATGTCCGAGGAGGGCGACGTCTACGTGGGCGACGACCTCCGGCCCTCCGGCTTCCGCCTGGTCCTCACCTGCGTGCGCTGCGGCGCGGTGCGCGAGCTGTCCGGCACGCTCGACGCGTACACCGGCGAACCGGGGAGCGGCGGCGATCGCGACCGCGGCTTCGTCGACCCGGTGCCGCTGCAGGCCGGCGAGCTGCTCGCCCAGCAGACGAGCTACTACAGGTCCTGGGGCGTCGAGCACGCCACCTGGTCGGTGTACCGCGGCGGCACTCTGGTCGGCTGGATCGCCACCGAGCTCGGCCCGCGCGGCAAACACTACGTCGCCGGCGGGCTCGGCCGCCGCCACCTGGATGACCACGAGGTCGTCAAGGGGCCGACTGCGGTATTCGTGCTGCGGAAGCTCGCGAGGGCCAGGACGGCTACGGAGCGTGAAGAGTTGCGGTCGCTGGATACCCCTGCGTGACAGCGCGTGTGGGTGACATCGTGCCGATACCTGACTTTCAGTTACCGCCGGACGTAACCGACGGTGATCGATACCGTACTCTACGGCGTTTCCTGTTGCGATACGAGACCGTCCGAGGCCACGCTCACCCCATGGCTACCAGGGGGATTGACATCGATCTCCTCGAGTACGTGCATTGGGCGAGGAACATTCGGGGGCTCTCGGACAACACGATCCGTGTTCGGATGGATTTCCTTCAGCGACTCTGCGTGTACCTCGGGGACACTGCGCTGCGTGACGCCCGCACCGGGCAACTACTCCAATTCGAGCGTCTCGCGATCGCCGGCCGAGCACCAGAGTCCCGGCGGGCATACGTCTGCCACATCCGCGCCTTCTATCGCTGGGCCGTCACCAACAACCTCATCACCGAGGACCCCTCGGCACTGCTCACACTGCCCGTCGTCCCACGGCACCTGCCCCGCCCGATCGACGAGGACGACCTGGCCGTCGCCCTCGCCGCGGCCAGGCCGAAGATGCGGGCCATCCTGACCCTCGCCGCCTACGGGGGCCTACGGGCCATCGAGATCGCCGGCCTCGACTGGTCCGATTTGCGCCGCGAGACCGACGGCTCCGCGTTCATCCACGTGCGCAAAGGTAAGGGAGCGAAGGAGCGGACGGTCGAGGTCGGGCACACCGTCATCCAGGCGCTGCAGGCGTGGGGAGTGAAGCGGCGCGGCCCGATGTTCCTCGGCCTCGACGGCGGGCCGATCCACGCGCAGAGCGTGTCCCGGTCCGCGAACGTGCACCTCGCCCGGCACGGCATCAACGCGACGCTGCACCAGCTGCGGCACCGGTACGGGACCATCGCCTACCAACTGTCCCGTGACCTGCGGATGGTGCAGGAACAGATGGGGCACGCCTCCCCGCAGACCACGGCCGGCTACACCCGGGCGTCGGCGGAGGCCGCGGCCCGGATGGTGGCCGCGATGGACGCGCTCACCAGCCCCGGCGCCGCCTGAACCTGTCAGCGGCCGGGCCTACCCTGCCCCCGTGGCCCGGCCGCTGACCCGACGTGAGCGGGACATGCTCGCCTTCGAACGGCACACGCTCACCGGCAAGGGGCTGCGGGAAGCCCTGGCTGTGCGCCTGTGGCCCGATCTCACCCCGGTCCGGTACCACCAGACCCTGTTCGCCCTGATCCGCCGCCCGGAGGCTGAGGCGGCGTTCCCCGAGGTGGTGCGGCGCCTCCGACGGGTCCGGAAGGGCCCGGCGCGGTAGCCTCCCCGGTCAACCGAGACCGAGGGGACCCGATGAGCAACGAGCAGTTCACCGACAGGCAGCTCGACGAGGCGTGGCGGCAGATGCACGCCCAGCACCTCGAGCGGCAGTCGAAGGCGCTCGAGTCGATCCGCTCCTACGTCGGCTGGCTGCTCGCGATCACGCTCATCCTCATCGTGATGCAGGTGCTCGCGGTCACCGCCGCCTCGAGCGGCCGAGGCTTCTGACACGACGAAAAGAGGCCCGCCCGTCCGGTCCCCGGAGGTGGGGCGGGCAGGCGGGCCGTCATGCGGTGGGCTCAGTCGTGAAGTGGTACAGAGCGGCCCCTCTGGGCCAGTCGAGCGCCGGGATACTGGTGCCCGCGGTGTGACCTGGGTTACCGTCCGTCCCCGATCACGAGGGGGCGGCGATGTTCCTCAAGGCACCGAAGCGGCGGCCGCGGCTGCCTCGCGTCCTCCGTCACTGGCACCGCTGGACCGACACCGGCGACGACAACGGCTGGCGCGTGTACGAGTGCCGCTGCGGGGCGTACCGGCTCGGGGTCTAGGCGGTGACTGTCTTCACCAGGAAGTCGTCCCAGCGGGAGTTGGCGCCCAGGGTGCCGCAGCGGACCCCCACCAGGGTGCGGGCGCCGTAGGTGGTCTGGTCGGCGCCGCTGAGCGTGTAGGAGAGGATCAGCGCGCTGTTGACCCACACGGTGATGCGCTCGCGGATGGCGACGACCCGCAGCCGGTAGGAGCGCCCGGTGACCAGGTTCGCCACGGGTATCGCCCCGGTCGCCAGGACCGTGATCGCCCCGGCGTTGTGCCGGAACAGGGCGATCCCGTCGGCTGACGTGAGGAAGACCCCGAGCCGGTTGCTGTCGTCGAGAGCCCGGAAGATCACGCCGATCGTCTGACCGTCCGGGACGACGGTGCAGGTCATGTCGACATCGGGAGAGCCCGCGTCGATGGACGTGGTGCCGCCGACAGTCATCGCCAGCTTCCCGGAGCTGATCGTCCAGGTGCCGGTGAACGCCGTCCAGGTCTGCCCGGTGTCGGCGGTGCCGACAGCGCCGTCCGCGCGGTCGAAGGAGTCCGAGACGAGCACCCGCCCGGGGACGGGGACGATCGGGTAGCCGAGTTCGCGGGCGATGAGGGTCGCCATGAAGCGGTGCCCGGCGTTGGTCTGGTGGATGTTGTCGCTGCTGATCACGTCGACGAGGTCGGCGCCCGCGTGCGCGACCCGCTCGTAGGCGTCGCTGATGTCGACGAAGACGACGTTGTCGGGGTCGGCTGCGGCGATCTCGCGGAGCGCCTGACCGAAGTCGGCCCACGGGTAGATGCCGCCGAGCGGGGGGCGGAAGGTGTGTAGGAGCACCTGGACGAGCGGGCCGGTGGCGGCGGCCTTGATGGTGTTGACGGCGGCGAGCACGTTGGCCTTGTAGTCGGCGACGGTGACGCCGCCGCCGGTGAAGTCGTTGGCGCCGATCATGTGGAACACGGCGGCCGGGTCGATCGCGGCGACGTTGGCCTGCTCGGTGGGGGTGAGCCAGTCCCAGGAGGTCTTGCCGCCTTCTGCGGCGTTGTAGCCGTGCACGCCGGGGGCGCCGGTGAGCGTGCCGAACACGGCGGATGTGGAGGAGACGACGCGGGACTCGATGCCGCCGGAGGGGAACGCCACCTGCAGCATCCCGACGAAGGTGTCGACCCAGCGGTGGTCGCCGTCGGAGGCGCCGGTGCCCTGGGTGGTGGATGAGCCGGTGAACGCGAGCCGCACGGGGGTGGTCTGGCGGGCGGAGAGGCGGGCGTCGAGCTTGGCGAGGGCCGGGCTGCGCCGCGCCCCGAAGGCCGCGTCCAGGCTGGCCTTTGTCTTGTGTCCGGAGACGGGCCACCAGGAGCCGGCCGAGTCGGCGCGCAGCAGCAGCGCCTCGCTCTGCCACGGCAGAGTGATCGTGGATGAGCCGACGCCGCGGATGCTGCCGGTGATCGACACGGCGTTGGCGGAGGCGTCGGTCTTCTCCACCGACACCTGGGTGCCCTCGGGCTGGCCGGTGGGCAGCGTCATCGTCTTCGCGCCGCTGGTGGCGTTCACCGGGTTGTGCTTGGCGACGACCAGCGCACCGGACGCGGTGACGGTGGCGGCGACCTTCTGGAGTGCCCCGAAGGCCGCCCTCAGTTCCACGTCGAGGGCGTCGACCAGGTCGGGGGCCGTGACGGCGCCAGTGAGGCCGGCCACGGACAGCGCCGACGGGACCGAGACCCCCGGCACGGTCTCCGAGGCGACGAGGAGATCGAAGTCGATCGTCGCCCCGTCCGACTCCAGGACAGAGAACTGCAGGTTGCCCGGCGACGGCGCGCCAGGCGGCAGGTCCCACACCATCTTGTAGAGGAACGGACCGCCGACGCCGTCGTTGTCGCAGTGCGGCAGCGGCGACACCGAGGCCACCCCGAAGTCGTCGACCTGGACCCGGATGGGGGACTCGAGGATCTGCCGGCCGGTGGCCACATGGACGAGCTTCCGGTCGGGGCGCAGCGACCCGGTCACCCCGGCCAGCACCGGGTCACCCTTCGCGTCGATGTAGGGCCCGAACGAGAGGGTGAAGGTGGTCAGGTCATCAGGCAGGGACACGACGTCTCTCTCTCAGCGGTTGACGTGCTTGGCGTAGAAGCCGGCCGCGAACGCGAGGCCGGCGCCGACGACCAGTCCGACCATGGAGACGACCGGGAAGGGCACGTCCGGGGGAGCGTCGCCGTTGTAGAAGAGGCCGTCGATGCCCCACACGACGAAGCCGGTGACGATGCCTGCCGCGCCGGCGCCGGCCGTGGCGGCCTTCACCTTCGGCTCGACCTCGCTGTCGGTGACGGTGTCGTAGACGACGGGCGCGGCGTGCTCGCCGTAGCGCTCTGGGTCGGTCATCAGGATCCCTTCTCGGTCGGGGTCGAGGCCGGGCGGTGGGCCTCGTAGCGGTCACGGATGTCGGCGGGCAGCTCGTCGAGAGGGATCCCGTCGCCGCACCCGTACTTCTGACGGGGCCGCTCGAGCAGGCCGCCCTCCGGCAGCTGGTCGAGCAGGTCGCAGATGGCGTCGTTGATGCGCTGGTCGACGTCGCGGAACTGCTGGTCGCGCTCGGCGCCGCGGCCGAGGATGTAGACCAGAAGGACGGCGATGAGGGCCAGGATCAGCAGGCTGGTGATCGCGCCGCCGACGACAGCGCGGAACAGCCACCGGGGCAGGTTGTGGTCGTGCGTGCCGGCCGGGGTGGTGGTCGGCTGGGTACGGAGCGGCCACGCCCGGCGGGACGGTCGCGCGTGCGGGTCAGCGTCCATCGTGCCGCCAGTTCGGGTTGTCGAGGTCGAGGTGCCGCTCGATCTGGTCGAGGCGACGGTCCTGCAGCTCGTCGCGCTCGTCGGAGTCGTCGGCGCGGTAGCGGAGGACGGCGACGTCCTCGTGGACCTCACGCATCTCGCCCGGCGCGGGCATGAGACCCGCCGCGGGGGCGGGCGGCGAGGGTGCGGTCTTGTTCGCTCGGGCGTTCACCACGGCCACGAGGACGGTGCCGGCGGCGGTGACGGCGGCGACCAGGATGCCGCCGACGATGATGACTAGCTGGTCGGTTCCGGTACCCGTCGCCTCATCCGCGGCCCAGGACCATAGTGCTGAGCTGTCCGTCCACACCCGGTCACCGCTTCCCCAGGCCCAGGCGGACGGCGGCCACGATCCAAGGCCCGTACAGGAACGGCCACACGATGACGCCGATCGCGTTGCCGCCCCCGTCGATGACCGCCATCACGAACGCGGTCAGCCACACCCCGCCGAGCGGGAACACGGTCATCCATGTGGCCACCTGCAGGCCGAACCGGTGCGAGCGGAGCAGGGATACAGCTGCGGCCGCGCCGAGGGCGAACCAGAGTGCCCACACGTAGCGGGACGCGAGGGCGAAGACGGGGGCGGTGCCGCGGCTGAGCAGCTGGTCGAACGGGGCGAGGGTGAGGGTGAAGGCGACGAGGAAGTGGAAGGCGGCGCACCAGGCGACGAGACCGTGGTCCCAGTCGAACCCGCGCCACAGCCGGTTCCAGAACCGCACGACTGCCTTCGCCACCTCGGTGTCCTCCTGGTGCGCGGTCAGCATGAGATGGCTAGTCCTGTGCCCGACGAGCGATCTCGTCGGCAGTGGCCTGCTTGATCCGCTCGATGTCCTCGTCGGACAGCCGACTCACCAGATCGGGCAGGTGTCCGGCGAGGCCGACGACGATCTCTTCGACGTCGGCGTCGGACAGGGTCACGTCCAGCTGCTTGAGGGCGGCGAGGATCAGCGAGCCCTTCTGGTTCGCCCCGTTGGCGTCGTCGGCGATTCGCATGACGAACCTGTCCAGGTCGGCTGGCCCGACCCCGCCGGGGGACTTCGGCACGCTGGCGCTGATCACGCCCTGGCGGACCCAGTCGATGAACTCTTCCTTGCTGGGCATGTCGTCTCCTCCGTTGCGTGCGAGCTCGAGGAGCTCCGCGACCTGGGCGACCTTGGCGTCGCCGGGGCATTCCTTGCCGATGTGCGACGACCACCGCTCGCCGCCGGGCAGCAGCCAGCCGGGGACGGCGCCGATACCGCGGCTGTGCTCGATGCCAAGCCGGTGCGGCCCCCAGCCGCGGCGGCCCGGCTTGGAGTCGGGCATTAGGTCGAGCGGGGTGCCGTCGACGGTCTGGAGCCAGCGCATGATGTCGGCCAGGCGCTCGGCCTGCGCGTCCGTCCAGCGCTCCGCGTTGAGCACCGAGGACGGGCCGAGGCCGCCGGCGGTCTCGATGGAGAAGGCGTCGTCGTTGGCGTCGCCGCTGGCGTACGCCGGGAAGTCGGAGTCGACGTACTGCTCGCAATAGCCGTCGAACGCCACATACATGTGCCAGGTGTTGCCGTTCCACGGTGGCAGCGAGCGGGCGCCGGAGACAGCAACGTGCAGGATCCCGCGGCCCTGGTGGTTGCGGGGGGTCCTGCCGCCCCAGGGGGTGGGCTTGTAGACGGCGCCCGGGTAGAGCGCCATCAGTCGTTGTAGCCGATGCAGTGGTAGTTGATCCGCACCGGATCGCCGTTGGCGACGAACCCGCCGTCGTACTTCCGGCACACCACCCGCAGCGTGCTGCCGTCCGAGGAGGTGTCGAGGTAGGCGACCATGCCGATGTTCGATGCGATCGACCCGGGCGAGACGATCGCGAACGGCGCCGCGTCGTAGCTGCGCGGCAGTGCGATCGCCGCGACCCCGCTGGGGCCGACGTTCCCGGCGGCGCTGCCGAAGAGGCCGGTGATGTAGTCGCCGGCCGTCGCCCCGGCCGGGGTGAAGTTGCCCGACAGGGAGTCCCGCCAGTAGGTGCCGTCGTACCGCCAGGCCCGGCCGACCGTCGAGTCGATGAGCTCCATGCCCGGGTAGAGGCCGGCGGTGGGCCGGTTCGCCATCGCGTAGACGCTGAGCCGGTTCGGCTGGTCCTCGTTGATGTAGACCCGCTGGTCTACGACGCCGGTGATGTTCGTGCCCGACGCCGGCGGCACCAGGAAGGTGAACAGGGGCAGGTCGAACTGGGTGGACGATCTGACGATGTCCGGGGCGGCCGGGCTGGCCGATGGCGTCCCGGTGATCACCACCGGGGTGACCGTGTGGGTGCCCAGGTCTCGGCGTAGCACCAGCCGGTCCCGCCGGGACAGGGTCGAGTTGGCGTTCGGGGTGACCGACACCGCCGTCAGGGGCGCGACCCTCTTGTAGGTGGATCCGGCGACGTTGGCCACGCCGGCCTGCAGCGTCACGGACAGGCCGCTGTTGGACCAGCCCAGCGGCCCGGCTCCCGCGGTCGCGGCGGGGGTGCCGACGACGCCGGACAGCATGGCGCTGCCCATGCCGGTGTACCACTCGGCCTCCGCCCAGGAGACGGTGTCGAAGGGCCCTGCGGTGTCGGTCATGGGAGCGGCTCCTCCGGAGGTGGTTCGGTGGGCGGGGGGTCGTCGGGCGGCGGTTCGGCTGCCGCCTCGAGCACTGCCACGCGGGCGGTCAGGTCGGCGACGTCGGCCAAGGCCGTGTCGAGGAGGGAGAACAGGAGGTCGGCGAGGAAGTAGGAGTCGTCGACGCCTGACGTGTTCTGCTGGACGTCGGCGATCGCCTGGACGATCGCGCGGCGCATCGTGTCGATGTCGACGTTCGGGTGCGGGGCGTCCAGGTCGAACACGTAGTCGACCTGCGTGGGCTCAGACACCGGCGTCCCGGATCGCGATGAGCCGGTCGAGCTCGGCCTTCGCGTCGTCGATGGCCACCTGGTTGCGGGGGCGGGCGCGCTGCACGGCGATGTAGGCGCGGGAGGCCTCGATGATCGCCCGGTCCAGCTCGGGTCCCGTCGGGTCGGGGGCGGGCTCGGTCACCGGCTCACTTCCTGGCGATCAGGTTGCCCAGGGCCCCGCCGACGGCGGAGAGGCGCCGCTGCGTGGCGGAGGACTTGACCGCGGTGGCGTCGAAGGAGCCGATTGCCGGCCGGATCGTTTCCTTGCCGGAGGCCTCGATCTCGAAGTGGATCTCCCGCACGACGTCGGTGACCGTCTTGACCTTCTCCTGCCCGGGGAGGCCGACGTAGACCTTGACCTTGTCGCCGAGGCCCCAGTCCCGCCCGTAGGTGGCGGCCTGGGAGTCGGTGAGGGTGACCGTCAGGGACACCGTGGGGGCGCCTTCGGTGACCTCGTCGGTGGCCGCCTGCGTCAGTTCGGTGCTGTCGGCGGTGTCGCGGCGGTCGATGTAGGTCCACTGCTGCTCGCCCCATGCCAGCGCCAGGGGGTCGGCGGTGGCCGCCTTGCGGCGGAGCCTCAGGTGCAGGTCTCCCTGGCCGGCGGCGACGGCGTTGGTGACGGTCGGCGCCGCGTCCCTGAATGTGAACCCCACGAGGTTCGACAGGTCGGCGCTGAAGACGATCCGGTCCGACACGTCGCGCGGTTCGTAGATGGTGAACTCCAGCGAGTCGACCTGGGAGGTGACGCGCAGGCCGAGGTTGGAGCCGGAGGCGACGGACATGGTGACCAGCTGGTCGAGGACCGGCACGAACAGCGCCGACCACGACCGCACGCCGCCGACGCCGGGGTCGTCGCCGAGCTGGAGGCCGGGCAGGCGCCGGTCGCTGCGGCAGGTCGGGCCGGCTTGGTCGGAGATCAGCTTGAGCATGGCCGTGGAGGTGGCGACCCCGGTGGACGTCCAGTAGTCGTTGACCGTCTGGTCGTCTGCCGCTCGCAGCGGGTCGGGGAAGACGAGGCGCCCGGCCAGGCCGCGCTCGTCGCCCTGGGCTTCGACGCGGATGATCGCCCGGCCGTCCTTGTCGTCCCAGTCGATCTCACGGGCCGTGAGGCGGCCGGTGAACTCCTGCCTGTCGTCGCGGTACAGCACGACCCCGCCTGAGGGCTGCAGGGCGTTCCAGCTGTCCGGGGAGAACGGGGTGACGCAGACGGCGGCGTCGACGCCCATGTGCCGCTTGACGAACTCGGCGGAGAGGATCGGCAGGGCGGCGATGATCGAGTAGTCAGCTGCTCGTGCCCACATCGTCCACTCGTGCGTCTCGAGCGGCGGCGACACGTCGATCGGGTCCGGAGGCGTCTCGGGGTCGACGACGGGGCCGTCGTACCGGACGAACCGGACTGGCACGTAGGCGCCGCCGACTGCGGCGAACTCGGTGGCCTGCAGCACTGCGACCGTCATGCTGTCGGTGCTGGTGGAGCCCTGGTCGTCGGTGGCCGAATAGGTGAAGGTGAGCGTGGTGCCGGCGGCGGTCGGCGGCGCCTCGAACGTCACCGTGGTGCTGTCGCCGGTGAGCGTGACGGTCGGGGTGCCACCGGTCTGCGTCCAGCCCTTGGCGACGATCGCGCCGTCGCTGTCAGACGCAGTGCCGGTGAGTGTGACCGTCGACCATGGCTCGACGTTCGCCTGGTCCGCGCCGGCGTTCACCGTCGGCGCGGTGTTGGTGGCGGCCGGGGTGAGCGCGACCGAGTAGACGACGGCGGTCGACGATTGGGAGACGGTCGCTGTGGCCGCGGCCTGCGGGCCCGCCGTGGCGATCGCCTTCCGGGTGGAGCGGATCGCGTAGTTCGGCGCCGCGGCGAAGTCGGTGTTGACCTCAGCGCCGGCGGTGTGACCGGCGGGCGCGGTGACGCTGGGCGGGGTGGCCGTGTTGGCGCGGACCGCCCACAGGTTCACCAGCAGGCAGTTCGCCTCGGGCGTGGTGATCGCGGGAGAGGCGATCGACGTCGCCGCGGTGGTGTGCGTGTCGACGGTGGTGACGATCTCGCCGACGGTGTCGACCCCGGAGTAGACGCCGAGCAGCCCGATGAACCGCGCCCCCGATGAGGCGGTGAGGGTGACCGTCGACCCAGCCTGGCCTGACGTGAGCTTGCGGACGAACAGGTAGACGGTCAGGTTGGAGTTGATCCGCGTCGGCCCGTTGAGCAGCGTCCAGCCGGCGGGGGTGGCCACGGTGTAGGCGCCGGTCGAGAGTGCGCAGGTGAGCAGCGCCATGTCGCCGGCCTGAGCCGTTCCGGGGATGGTGCCGGAGATGCTGTTGGGCTGGTTGGACGAGTCGTCGTTCAGTAGGGCGGAGGCGCGGAAGGCGATCGCCACGTCAGCCCCCTACCGGTGTGCCGACGATGTAGGGGGCGATGGCGTTGGCAACCGTGCGCGGGTTGCCACCGACTCGACCGAAGTCCTGGCGCCAATTCACTCCGGACGGGGCCTCCCAGGGCAGGAGGATTTCCGGCGGGATGTGGCCGGTCATCGGCGGGTTCAGGCAGTGCTCGATGGCGGCGACCATCCAGTCGCGACGCTTCGCCTCACCGATCGGGTCGGTATCCCAGTCCCGGGCAGGGGTGTTCAGCTCGAGGATGCCCCAGTGGGCTGCGAACCCGTTGCGCTCGATCGCCGCGAACATGTCCCGGAATCGGGTGGTGATGTTCGGGTAGGAGGTGCCGTAGCCCTGTCCGGTGACCGGGGTGGTGAACGAGCCCGGGTTGCCGTAGATGTCGAAGGTGAGCAGGTCGGCGACGCCCGGGGGTGGCACCCAGTCGTCGTGGAAGTAGATGTTCGGGCCCTGGTTCGTGGTGCCCAGGGGTGGCTGCGGGGTGCCGTCGCCGGTGTCGGCGACCCGGTAGGCCATGAAGTTCGGGGTGAGGAACACCTCGACCCCGGACTTGAGGGTGGCGGCGTCGATCGCGATGCGGAATTGCTCGTAGGCGTCCCGGTACTGCGCGACCGTCATTACCGCGGGGTGCAGCACGCCCTGGGCGTCGCGCTGGGGACGGAGCTCGTCGTTCGATTCGTGCTGGTATGTGAGCCACAGCTTCGTGTTGACCGGCAGGTCCTCGCAGACGGCGGTGATGCGGTCGTTGCCGTTGCCCGCGGCCAGCCCGGCCTTCGTGAACGGGCCGGAAGAGTCCGGCTTGAAGCTGTACGCGATCCGCTTTTCCGGGTACACGGCCTGGGCGACCGGCCAGGAGTCGGCCTTAAAGAACGAGCTGAGGTAGCGGCGCACGCAGGGGGCGCGACCGGACCACCACGCCTGCCGCCCGGCCAGCGTCTGGTTGAACGTGTCCTTCTCATTCGTGTTGTAGCCGAAGATCGTGACCCGCGACGTGACCGCTCGAGGCGTGGCCCTGGCTGCGGCCGTGTAGGCGCCGGTGACCCCGGATCGGATGGCGGCGACTCGGAAGTCGTAGGGGGTGCCGTTCGTCAGGCCCGTGACCGTCGCCCCGGTGCTGGTGGACACGCCGTCGGAGAACGTCGACCAGGAGCTCGACGACGCCGGCTTGTACTGCACCGCGTAGTCCGTCACCCCGGTCGACGGGGAAGGCGCCGACCAGGCGAGCGCGACCTGCGTCGCGCCGGCCGTGGCCGTCAGGCCGGTCGGCAGCGGGTCGGGGGCGATGCCCGCGCGGCCGACCCGCACGTACTGTCCACCGACTGCGTGCCAGAGAGGAAGGCTCATCAGGGCTTCTGGAGCCACTCGTCGACGCCGTCGAGCAGGCCTGTGTCACCCGAGGACACGATCGTCGGCCCGGGGGCGGCGCCAATCCAGATGCCGATCAGGTCGGACCGGGACGTGGGGCGGGCGCCGGCGCCGGTCGGCCAGCCCGTCACCGGGTCCTTCTTCACGGCGAACACGACGCCGGCAGGCAGGTCGGAGTACGGCACAGTCGCCACGGGGGTTGCTCCGTTCTCCGGTCAGATGCCGGCGTAGAGGGGTGCGAACTGGACGGCGATCCGGGAATCGCCGGTGGCGCCGGTCAGCGACGCGGTCACCTCGTTGACGCCCTCGACCAGCTGCCACAGCGCCGGGTCGGAGGTGACTGAGCCCATGAGGTTCACGCCGTCGTCGCGGCGGACGGACTGGGCCCCGCGCCGGGTGTTGATGGTCATGGACTGGCCGGCGCCCAGGGACGTGTCGACGCTGATCTGGCGGCCGGTGGTCTCGTTGCGCAGCACCAGGCCGGAGCCGGGCCCGGTGATCGTCCACACCGGGTAGCTGGGTGCGTCGGCGTCGGAGAGGTCGACGGTGAACTGGCCCTGCACGGTGGAGGAGGACAGAACCAGCGGGAAGATGGGGAAGAACGGGGTCGGCTCACCCAGGCCGAACGTCATCAGCCGCTCGTCGCCGTACCACCACGGGTCTGCCGCGTACAGGTTGAGCGCGACCCGCCACCAGCGGCCGGGCACGGTCATCGGCCGGGCCTCGTCGCCCTCGAGGCCGCCGATGCAGTAGCAGGACAGCGAGCGGGTGTCGCCCCACGGGGTGGAGACGGCCAGCACCCCCGGGCCCGCCTTGGGGCGCATGGCGTGCACCAGCCGGCGCATCTTCAGCCGCAGGTCGAGCTCGTCGGAGGCGCTCATGTGCAGGCCGAGGACGGGCGTGCTCGGCGGGACCCGGATGTTGTCGACGCGGGCGCCGTCGATGCCGGCGTACTCGGTGGTGGTCAGCTCGTAGCTGACCGACCGCAGACCCCGGGTTCCCGCGGCGGTGACGATGTAGCCGGCGTCCCGGTCGGTGAAGTCGATGCTGGTGCCGTCGGGGGCGGTCCACACCACCCGGTCACCCATGGAGGTACTCCAGGGTCCGCTGGCGGTCTTCGATGGCGCGGGCGATCGTGCGCGCATCGCCCTGGGCGTAGACCTCGGTGTGGTAGGTCACTCCGGCCGAGCTCGACGAGCCGCTGGCCGCGCCCGTGTTGGGGACGACGGTGCCGGGCACCGCGGGCCGGAACAGCTCGGGGCGGACCTCGCCGACGAGGTACTCCCCGCCGGCCTCGACCGCGCCACCGGTCGCGCGCTTCGGCGCCCCGGAATCGATCAGGTACTGGGTGATCTGCCTGATGTAGGTGGTGGCCGTCTTCCCGTCGAGGCTGGCCAGCTTCGACGAGACCGAGTCAATGCCCCCCGAGGCGAAGTCGCGCAGCGCGACGTCGGTGGACACCCGGTCCGGCATCGCCGCGTAGCGGCCGATGAGGTTGTCGACCTCGTCGCGGTTGAAGCCGAGCGCGATCATGTTGTCCCGGATGGCGCCGATCTGGGTGATGAACGCCTTCTCGCCTTCCTTCACTGAGCCGGTCGAGTTGGCTGTGGCCTGGGCGAAGTCCTGGGCGGCGGTGATCTGGTCGAGCAGCGCGGACTCGTTGTCGCGGCCGGTCTGGGTCGTGCGGTCCAGGGAGGTGGCGAGCCGGTTGCCCTCCTCCCGTGCGGAGGCGACGGCGTCGGCGAGGTCGGCCATGCTGTCGCGGACCGCGATGTCGGCTTCGGCGAGGGTCCGGTTCTGGTCGTTCAGCCCGTCGAGGGAGTCCTGCAGGTCCTTGACGGCCTCGCTGTAGCGGCTGACCAGCTCCTTGGCGTTGTCGGCGGCGGCGGCGTGCTCGTCGGCGCCGGCTGCGGCGGACTCCTCGGCGAGCGCCGTGTCCTCGAGCGCGCTGGCGTACTGCGGGAAGAGGTCCCGCAGCGTCTCGATGGGGACGCCCTGCTCTTCTGCGGCGGCGGCCAGCCGCCGGAACGCCTCCGCGGCCGCGTCCTGCTGGCCGCCCTGCACCAGCTGGGCGAGCGCCTGGTCGAGCGAGTCGATGTTCTCTGTGCTCTGGTCGAGGGCCAGGCCGACCTCGTCGAGGCTGCTGAAGCTGGTCCAGAACCCGTCGGTCGCGCCCTTCAGGTCGATGACCTGCTGCAGGTCCGTCTTGAAGCCCTTGAGGCCGCCGATGTCGGCGAACACCCCGGACGACCCACCGACGGTGCCGAGGTACTCCAGTGAGGTGGCGAGCCGGTCGACGTCGACGTCCTGCACGACGAGGGACCGCAGGTAGTTGGCGAACTCGGACAGGAGCGGGATGGAGGCGCCGAGCGCTGCACCTGCGGCGCCGGCGCTCTTCAGCCCGCCGGTGACCTTGCTGAACCGACCCACGGGCGCCTCGGCCGCAGCCGCCGCGGTCCCGACGTTGCTGATGGTGGTGGCGGTCGCGCCCAGGGACTCGGCGGCGCGGGCGGTGCGCAGAGCGGACAGGCGACCGGACAGGGCCGACGCGGCCGCGCCGAAGGCGATCGCCGCCACCGTGGACTCGATGATCGGCCCGGGGATGTCGTCGATGATGCCGATCAGGTCGGCGCTGATGTTGAACAGCGACGTGAGCGCGGGTACCAGCGTTTCGCCGGCGGCCCGGGACAGGTCGCCGAGCGCGTCCTGCAGGGCGTCGAGGGCGAGCTCGTACTGGCGGGTGGAGTCCAGCTGCTCCTGGGTGAGGACCTGCCCCTCGGAGACGCCGTCGAAGTAGGACTTCAGCCCGGCGCGGCCCTGCTCGAGGAGCGGGATGAGATCCCGGTAGGCCTTGCCGAACGCGGCCTGGCCGATGAGCGCCCGCTCCGCCGGGTCCTTGGTGGCCGCGTACGCGTCGGCGACGTTGAGCAGGGTCTCGGTCAGGTTCGTGGTGCCGTCGGCGGCGTACGCGACCTGGATGCCGAACTCCTGCAGCTTCGTCGGGTCGACGCGTGCGAGTCGGCTGACGGCGGTCGCGCCCTGCTCGGCGCTGATCTGCAGGTCGTCGAGGACGGCGACGAACCGCGAGGACTCGTCCGCCGACGCCCCTGAAGCGCGCTGAAAGTCGCGGACCTCCCCGGCCAGGTCGACGTAGGCGTCGATGGACTCCTTGGCCTTGGCGATGAGCGCGCCGAACCCGATCGCGGCGGCGGTGGCGAGGCCGGTGCGCAGCGTCCCCTCGGTGACGCCGAGCCGCTCGGACATCCGGCCGAGCATCGTCGTCGACTTGCTCGCCCCGTCGGAGATGATGCCCAGCGACGTCCGTCCAGTGCGGCCCTGACGGTCGAGGGCCGTCTCGGTGGCCCGCACCTGCTGCTGCAGCTTGGTCTGGGAGGTCTCCCCGGCCTGCCCGATGCGCTGCAGATCCGAGACGACGCCTTGGCCGCCTGCTGTCTCGAGGAGGAACTGCAGCCGCTCCGAGATCGGGGACGTCACTCGTCGCCACCCCCTCGGTCGAACGCGCCGTTTTCGAGCCCGTCGAGCAGCAGCAGCAGATCCCGGCGGGTCTGCCGGCGGGTGACGTCAGGTGGCCAGCGGAACCACTTGGCCATCAGGAGGACGAAGTCGTCCCCGGAGCGGCCGTGTCCGCTTTTGGGTCGATCACCGGCGCGCCGTCTACGTACTCGGCGGGGCGGTCGTCGTCGTTCTCGTAGTCCTCGAGCACCAGGTGCTTGAGGGTCTCGGTCAGGCTCATGGCGTCGACGCGCGCCTGGGCCTGCTCGGCGGTCACACCCCCGCGGAGGATCGCCACGTACAGCACCGCGGACGCCTGCTGGGCGGAGGCCAGCGGGTTGACCCGCGTCCAGGGGGTGCCGGTCTTCTCCTCGATGGTGCGGAACTCGGCGAGGGTGAGGTCGTCGACGAGCAGCGCGTGGCCATCGACGCGGATGACCACGCGCTGCTTCTTCTTGCGAGGTGCCACGGTGCGGGTCAGCCCTGCTTGAGGACGGGGCCGGCCGCCGACCACGAGGCGGAGACGGCGACCGCGCCGCCGACACCGCCGGAGATCGTCAGGTCGGGCAGGACCATCCCGTACCAGTAGACCGTCGGGGTGTCGACGGTCGGGTACAGGTAGAAGCGGCGGGGCAGGCCGTCGACGGCGGCGGCGTAGGTGGTGTCGACGGTGTCGTCGAAGAACCCCTCGAAGGTGCCCGACGCGTCAGGGGTGTCCGCCACGTACTGCTTGGTCTGGTCACCCATGGCGGTGGCGTCGGTCTTGGTGGCGGAGTGGTTGATCGACCACTTGGCCTGGGCGGTGAGCGGCTGGGCCTGACCACCCGTGGTCTGGGCCAGGTAGATGCGGCCCTTGCGGCCGGCGACACGGGACATCAGGACATCTCCTTCTGGAGCTCGGACAGCAGCCGGGTGGCGCTGCGGTGGAACGTCCGGTCGGCGACAGCGGCGCGGGCCTGCGCTGCTGCCTCCGCCCGGGGACCTGGGTGGGCGATCGACCAGCGGACGATGTCCGCCAGCTCGTCGGCGCCGGTGAAGGTGGGCAGCATCGGGAACAGCGCGTCACCTTCGGGGCGCGGTTCGCGGGCGAAGAAGACGCCGGCGGCGGCGAGTTCGACTTCGCGTGGGCCCATGGCCCAGCCGTCGACGAGCTCGGGCCGGTTGGCCTCACGGCGGTACAGGTTCATCGACATGCCCGCCGAGGCGTAGAGGCGGGCGGTGAGCTCCTGCGGGCAGCACTCGTCGATGTCGTGCACCAGGTGCTTGCGCAGCGGCGACTGGTCGTCGAGGCCGCCCCACTGGCCGGCCAGGTTGAGTTCGATGCCGGACCAGTCGATCTGCTCGAGCAGGGCGATGCGGGACGGGAAGCCGGTGCCGACGAAGGTGACGTCGGCGCGCAACTGCTCGTCGGGCTGGCCCACGTCGTGGAAGCCGGGCCGCCATGCGTGCGGCTGGTAGTAGGCGCGGCAGTGCTCGGCGAAGACGTCGACGTTGGTCGGGTCGTTGAGCACGTTCAGGTCGGCGTGCACGGCGCGCTCGAGCTGGGCGTCGTCCTCGTAGGGGGACTCGGTGTGGATGAGGACCACCCGGGTGCCGCCGGCGCGAAGCGCGTCGAGCACCGACGTCGGGACGAACATGCCGGTGACGATGACGACGACGTCGGGTTGCGCCCGCCAGGCGGTGGACAGGATGCCTTCGGCGGCGAGGGTGACGGCCTGCTCGTGGGTGAGCGCCGGCTCCCCGTCGAACTGGGCGGAGGCGTAGAAGGTGAGCCGCTGCGACAGGTCGTAGGGGCGGACCGCTGCGCCGGCCTGGGTGAGGCCCTCGCGCCAGCCGACGAAGACGTCGGAGACGGAGAAGTCGAACCCGGGGTGGACGAGCAGCACCTTCACCGGCGCTGCACCCGCACGTACACGTCGCCGTGGTCGCCGTCGTAGGTGATGGCCGGCGGGTACCAGGGCCCGTCGGACAGCCACTGGGCGAGCTGCTCGGGGTCGATGTTGGCGTAGTGCTCGCCGTCGTGCAGCGGCCCGCCGTCGATGTGGGAGTGCGGGCTGCGGGGTTCGGCGGCGGCGGTGCACAGCAGCACGCCGCCCTTCTTCAGCCAGCGGGCCGCGGCGTCGAGGATGGCGGCCGGGTCCTCGGCGTGCTCGAGGACCTCGGCGGAGATGACGATGTCGACCTTCTCGTCGGGGTCCCATTCGCGGCAGTCGGCGACGACGTCGACGCCGGGTCCGTCGTGGAGGTCGATGACGGTGTACCGAGTCCGCTTGGGGAAGAGGACTCGGGGGCTGCCGTTGATGTCGCGACCGCCGAGGTCGATGACGGTTGCGGTGGCTGCGGTGTCGATCTCGGCCACCTGCTGCTGCAGCCAGGTCATGGCCTCGAGGTGCACTAGATCATCCTCCGAACGGTGGAGATGGTGGCTTCGCCGGCGAACACGTCGAGCCGGTCGGACCAGCCGAACTGCCAGATGGGGTCGATCCATGCGTCGTCGAGCTGGGAGTCGATGACGGCGACCGCGGCTTCGAGTCGTTCCTGGCCCTTTTCGGGGTCCGGGAACGGGCAATAGATATGTGTGACGAAAGTCAGGTAGTCGGCCTGCACGTTCGACGGTGTGACCGTCACGGTCATCTGCCCCTGCGGAGCCTCGCGGGGCTCGTACGGGAGGACCTTCACCGTCTCCTTGGGCAGGCCCGCGGTGAGGATCTGCTGCAGATGCGCGACCAGCTCGGCCTTGGCGTCGGAGAGCTCGCTCACCGCAGCGCCGCCGAGATGCCCTTGGCGACCTCGTTCAGGATCGTCCGGCCCATGAGCCCGCGGGCCTCGGCCACGCCCTTCTCGAACGGGTGCTTCCCCTTGGTGCCCGGGTGGGACACCATCCGGCGGAAGCCGATGCCGGGGATCTTGAGCACCTTCTGCTCGCCGGCGCGGCCGCGGCGCTTCTTCTGCGTCACCCGGATGCCGCCCTTGACCACCCGGTAGGAGACGAGCGACGACGTCGCCGCCCGCGGGATGTAGTGGGCGCGGGTGTCCCGCTCGATCAGGTGCAGCGGCCCGCTGGCTGAGATGCGCGCCTTCGCGCCGGACAGCATCTTGAACCCGGCGCCGATCTTCTTCGGCTTGCCGTTCATCTTCAGCGTGCCGCCGGGGGCGGCGGCCCGGATCTGGGCGCGGATGATGTTGGTGCCCTTGAGGGCGGCGTCGCGGACGCCGGCCACCTCGGCCGCGCGCATCGCCGGCCCCATGGCGCGGGTGGCTCGGGCGAACTGGGCGACTGTGGTCACGCGATCCCCCCGGTGCTGTCGAGCAGGAACGGCCGCCAGGCGTTGCGCACGGCGTTGGGCAGCCCGTCGAAGTCGGTGACCGCGGCCGACACGGCGTCGGTGCCGTAGGTGTCGGTGCCGTAGGACTCCTGCAGCCACCGGTGCTTGACCCAGGCGCGGACGCCTTCCTCGATGGAGGCGGGGATAGCGTCGTAGCCGGACAGGTAGGTGACGGTGACGGAGCCGGCGCCGGACCCGGGCGCCCATCCGCCCCAGCCCCAGGCGCTGTAGCCGATGCTGCTGGGCAGCCCCGTCACGAGCCCGGTACGCGCGTCAACGACTAGGCCGGTGACCACGTCGAGACCGGTGACGGACGTGATGCGGGCGACCGGCGGGTGGCTGAGGATCAGTTGGCCGGCCCGCGCGGGCACGGTCTCGGTGACGATGGTCTGCTCGAGCGGGCCGCAGAAGTGGGCGGCCTGCTCGTAGGCGGCGGCGATCAGCTGCTGCAGGCGCGCGTCGCGGCTGGTGTCGTCGGACTGGAGTCCGACGAGGACACGCGCCTCGGTGACGGCCAGCATCAGCGGGTCTCGCCGCCGGGCTGGCCGCTGCCGCGGCGCCGGCTACCGGCCGGACGGGGGCCGCCGGGCCGCTCGGACGGCTGCTTCACGGCCTCCTCGACGGGTGGTTCGCCGCCGTTGCGGCGGATCTCGTCGTCCACGGCGGTCACGCGGTCCGGGAGGCGGCGGGCGACGTAGCCGGCCCGCTCTTCGAGCAGTGCACGGATGAGCGGGTCGGCCACGTCGTCACCTCCCTGGCCTCAGTGGGCGGGCGCGCCGTCGATGAGGGAGCCCTTGGCTTCCCTGTCGGCGGCTGCCTGCTTGTTGTCGGCCAGCTGGCGCTCGGCCTGCGGGGTGCCGTCCGGGTGGACGAAGCCCTCCTCGCCGGGCTCGGGCCACTTCTTGGAGGCCTCCTGCACCTCGGCCCGCTCCTGCGACGGGGCAGGGTCGGGGGCGTTGGCCTCCGTCTTCGGCTTCTCGGTGGTCATGGCTTCCTCTCTCGGGAGTTCTGGTCTGTCGGTGGTTGCTGCAGCCGTCTGACCTCCACCCCGGGTCAGGGGCGGAGGTCAGACGGAGTGGGTCAGAACGTCGGCGCGACGAGCCCGGTGCCGCCGATGATCACGGCCGAGGAGACGTACCGCTCCGACGTGTAGGCCACGTAGTTGTAGAAGCGGAGCAGCACCGACAGCTGGTCGGCCTTGGTCTCGCGGAACGCCTCCGAGCGGGGGGTGCCCTCCCAGAGGACGGAGTCCGAGGCGCGGGCGACGACGATGACGTCCTCGTTGGTGCCGCCCCCCAGGTTGGTGGGGAGCGAGCTGTCGAGGACGACGTCGATGCCGCCGATGGAGCCGACGACGCCCTGGCCGCTGACGGCGTCCATGGTGCCGATCGCGTTCACCGGACCGGACACGTTGGGCACGACCAGCGGACGGTTCTGGGTGTCGAGCGCCGACAGCAGCCACGCCCACCGGCGCGGGTGCATGAGGATCGTGTCGGCGGGCAGGTACCGGGCACCCTGGATCCGCTGCGCGGCGTCCATGAGCTTCGGGTACAGCTCGCCGACCGTCGGGCTCGCGTCGGTGTAGGTGACCGCCGTGCCGCCGGCCGACAGGATGCCCTTCTTGCCGGTGGCGTTGTTGGTCAGCGCGAACTTGTCGACCTTCACCGCGTAGTCGGCGGCCAGGTCGGCGAGCAGCAGCTCGTCCATGTTGACCGGGGACTGCTCGATGAGCTGCAGGGCGACGACCTGCTGGCCGGCGAGGGTGGCCACGTTCGCGGTCACCGAGCCGGTGGTGGCGTCGGTGTTCTGCACCGCGGTGTTCTGCGTGGCCTGCTCGGCGACAGCCGTGCCGGTGACGATCCGCGGCACGTTCACCGAGTCGGTGCCGGTGGGCAGCTGCATGTGCCGGACGCGGTCCGCCCACGGGCGGGCGGCACGGGCCAGGGTGATGAAGTCCTGGATCATCCAGGCCGGGGGCACGAACTCGCCGCCGGCGCCGTCCGTGGTGGACAGCGCCCGCTGCTCGACCCGGGCCTCCTGTGCGCTGCGCGTCATGCGGTCCATGGCGGCCGTCGCGCCGGAGCGCTGCATGTTGATGACGGTGAGGTCGCGGAAGTAGGAGTGCTGGCCCCCGCGCTCGTAGGTCACCGGCTCGTGGCCGACGCGGGCGCCGCCGATCTGACGCTGGTCGTTGACCTGGCCGGTCTGCACGGCGATCTGGGCGACGCGGGCCTCACGGGCCTCGTCCTCCTCGGCCTGGGCGATGCGGCCACGCATCTCCTCGACCTCGGTGTCCTTGGCGACGAGAGCGGCGCGCTTCTCAGCGAAGGCGGCGGCCTCGGTGGCGTTGAGGTCGCGCTGCTCGGCCTGCGGCGTCGCAAGGACACCGTCGAGGTCGGTCTTCAGCGCGGCCCGCTCGTCGAGCAGCTGCTTCAGCTGCCGGCGGAGGAACTCGAGCATGGGGGTACTCCTGTTCTGGGTGTGCTCGGGCGGTGGGGTGGGTCGCGCCTGCGTCGACGGGTGGTGGCCCAGGTGGTGCCCCTGTGGTGCTGGGGTCCGGCGTGGGCTCCGGCGCGCTGAAGGTGCAGGCGGTCAGACGAAGTCGAGGCGCTGCGCCTCGGCCACGTACAGCGACAGCGGGTGCTGCTGCTGGGTCTCGGGGTCGGCCACGGCGAACCGGGCCTGCAGCCGGCCGAGAGCGGCGCGGGCTGCGTCGTCGTCCAGGGCGTCGATGTCGTCGAAGCCGCGGACGGATGCGGAGGTGGCGGGGTTGGCCGGGTAGGTGACGACGGCGACGTCGAAGAGGCGGACCTCGAGGATGTCCCGCTGGAGCCAGTCCGGGGACCACTGCTGGCGGATGACCTCGAAAGCGAAGGACATCTCGTCGAGGTCGCCGCGGGCCATCGCGGAGCGGACGTCGTTGACCAGGCCGGAGCCGGCGTCGAGCTTCGCCACGACGTGCAGGCCGGTGTCGTCCTCGTCGAGCTCGAGCGTGCCCGACTTGGTGCGGGCCATCGGCAGGCCGTCGTGGTTGAGGAGCAGCCGGACGTCGTCGTTGTCGGCGAGCGTCTTGGTGAAGGCGCCCTGTCGGACGACCTCCTCGTACTCGCCGAGCCAGTCGCGCATCGTGTACGGCGTCTCGGTGACGCAGGCGTAGCCCTCGAGGGTGAGGCTGCCGGAGCCGTCGCCGGCCTCGCGCACCTCGGGCTGGTGGGCGGAGACGTTGAACAGGCGGCGCTCGCGGCCGCGCTTCGCGCCTCGGGCGGCGCCCTGTTCGGAGGACAGCTTCAGGACCATCAGGACTCCACGGAGACGGGCACCGGCGGTGCGGATGGGGTGGCCTGCTGGGGCTCGGAGCCCCACTCGACGGGGGGCAGGTCCTCGAGCTCGCGGACCTCGTTGACGACCTCGATGCGGTTGCGCAGCGCGATCTCGTGCACCTTGAAGCGGGTCAGGGTGTCGGTGCGCAGCAGCGCCTTGCGCTCGAACTTGAAGTACTGCCGAGCCGGGAGCAGCGCGGTGATGACGCGCTCGCCGAAGCGCAGCCAGCGGTCGAGGGTGTAGGTGAGCAGGTCCAGCGACCTGGTCTCCTGGTTGGTGTAGGTCATCGACGAGCCGGACTCGTAGCCGAGCATCTCCGGCATCCCCGGCCCGAAGATGCGGGCGCACTCGGCGGCCGAGTACTTCTGGGTCTCCAGGAACTGCGACTCGTTCGGCGCCACCTGGATGGCCTGGTACTGCCAGCCGCCACCCAGGACGACCGGCTCGCGGGTGCCCTTGACGGCGTTGAGGAACCGCTGCTTGACGACGCTGGCGGCCTGCTGGTTGACCTGCTCCGGGGTGGCGTTGGGGTTGGACAGGATCGACGACGGGTGTGCCCCGTCGAGGAACCACTGCGCGCCAAACTGCTGGGCGGCCAGCCCCATGCCGATCGACAGGGCGTGCACGGCGATGGGGGAGAGGCCGAGGACCTGGCCGGGGGTGGGGAACAGGCGGGCGTGCCAGACCTCGCCGCGGTCGACCTCTTGAGCGCCGAACCGCCACACCGGCAGACCGTTCTTCTGGTCGCGCCACACTCCGACGTTGTCGGGGTGCTGCAGGTCGATGGTGCGCGGCTGCCCCGTGCGCGAGTCGCGGTCGACGACCTTGCCGATGGTGTTCCCGCGCAGGCCGGCGCAATAGAACAGCTGCCAGAAGAAGTCGTCCAGGCCGTGGCCGGTGCCGCCGAGGTCGGCCAGCCACGTCGGGGTCGCCAGCTTCCGCTTCTCCTGACCCTCGCCGATGAACACGTTGCCGGGCAGGATCGAGGGGAGGCTGCCGATCAGGTTGACCGCCGAGAAAACGGCGACCTTCTGCATCGAGCTGTCGGTGCGGGACAGATCGACGCGGCGCGGGGAGAACGTTCCCAGCGATCCGTTCGTGGGCAGCGGCGGCTGCGGGTCGATCGCGCGCCGCTCGGCCCGCCCGACGAAGAGGCCCATCAGCCGGCCGCCGGCGTCTTCGAGTCGAAGATCAGCAGGAACGGCACAGCAGCCAGCAGCGCCCAGCCCACGCCGAACAGCAGCCACACGCCGACGACCGCGCACGCCATGGCGGCCAGGCCCGGCAGTACCCGCACGGTCCGGCCGGCGGCAGTCGCGGCCGCGCCCAGCAGTCGGGTTCGAGCTCGGGTCACGTGCACGCCCTCCTCACCAGATGCCTGCCAGGGGGTCGACCACGCGGTGGAACTCGTGCTGGTGCGCCCAGACGGCGAGGTTCACCGAGATCAGCGGGGAGATGTCGCCGGCCGAGCGGGCTCGGGACCACATCCATCCGCTGTCGCCGGAGGCCTTCTTCACCGCGGCGGCCAGGGCGGCGTTCAGGTGCGGCTCGTTGCGGTGGCGGAAGACCGGCTTCACCAGCTCGAGCTGGCCGTCTTCGCGTTCGACAGTCTGGTAGGTGGCCATCGTGTAGAGCGCCTGCGACGCCTGCGCGAAGTCCCGCGGGGTGGGCAGCAGCAGCGTGACGTCGATCTTCGCGGCGACGATCTCGTTGAGCAGCGACGCGGCCGGGGAGGCCGGGTCGATCGCGACGGCGAGCGGCCGCCACTTGCCGACCAGTTCCTTGAGCCGGGGCACGACCCAGGAGGTGCCGGGGCGGCGGTCGATGACCTGGCCGGACGGGTTGCCGTCTGCCGTGATGCCGCCGGCGCCGATGGATGAGGAGCTCATGTCGGGGGCGACGTCGAGGGCGAAGGCGACGCGGCCGTCGAGGGTGGCGAACTTGTCGGCGCACTCGCCCCAGTCGGCGGCTGGGATGACCTGGACGACGGCGACGCCGTCGCGCCACATGTTCAGGTAGGCGCGGCAGAACTCGTCGAGTCCACCTTCGAGGCCTTCGCGTTCGGTCTGGATGCGCGCGACGCTCTGCGTGATGCCGAGCGCGGGCATACATGCCCACCAGGTGGCGGGGTCCTCGGGGTCGGAGCCGTCGGGCGCGGACCACTCGAAGTAGGCGATGCGTCCGTGGTGGCCGGCGGTGGCTCGTTCGCGGCCGGCGTTGACCTTGCGCCGCAGCGGGCCCGACGTCTCGTCGCCGGCCGTCGACGGCACCCACAGCTGCGAGCTGGGCCGGGTGATCATCGAGGGGCGGACTGCCTGCTCGAGGCGGTTGTCGACCTGGGCGAAGAACTCGTCGAGGAAGGCGAGGTCGACGGTGGGGCCGTGGCCGGACTTCTTCGTCGTGGCCATCAGCGAGGTGCGCGAACCGTTGGCCCAGACGAAGCCCTCTGAGCCGGCCTGCTCCCGCTTCTTCATCAGCTGGCCGAAGATGGACTCCTCGACGACGGGGAGCTGCTCCTCGAGGAGCTTCTTCCGGGCGTCGTTGCGGGTCTGCGCGGTGTACACGACCCGCTGGCGACCGCGCGCCCACGGTGCGACGCAGCGGTCAACGCCGACGGCCAGGACGAGCGTCGTCTTCCCGGACTGCCGGGGGACGGTGATGTCGACCTCGCCGTAGTACAGCTGGCCCGTCTCGGGGTCGATCTCGCCGGCGACGTCGGCGACCTGCTGCTGCCACGGCATGAACGGCTGACCGAGCGCCTTGGCGACCCTGGCCCACCGCTTACCGAGGGTCCGTCGGGACGGATCGCGCGGAGTGGCGAAACGCGGCTCGGCGCTACCTGGCCTCGGCCGGCTCATCTTCGTCGTCATCCGCGAAGAGCCGATCGAGCTCGTCCTGCAGCGTGCCCTTCTTGGTGGGCATGAGCCGCTCGAGGATCTCGACCAGCTGGCGGGCGGGGATCGCGGCGGAGCGGGACGGTGCGCGGATCAGGAACTGCACCTCGGAGGCGAGGGCGATCGCGAGGTCGCCGAGCGACTTCTTCAGCGGGTGGTCAGCCTGCAGCTGCTCGAGGTCGGCGCGCACGGTGGCGACCAGGTCGAAGCTGGGGACGGTGACGGCGTCCACGTCGGCGGGGTCCGGCGCCACCTGGGCGGGAGGAGCGGCCACCGCGGCGGCAGCTGCCTTGCGTTCCCTGCGCCGCTGCTCGGCCAGACGGTGCGCATCCATGCACTGGGTCCGCCGGCAGCCCTTGCGGTACTCGGTGGTGTTCCAGTCGTAGACGTCCGCGCGGGCGGGGCAGCGGCCCTTCGGGCAGGGGGTGGGCATCGCTTCACCGCCCTCACTCGCCCCATCGCCCCATGGTCAGGAGTGCGGGGGGAGAAAAATCAAGGC